AAGGCCAATATGCCCGGACACGTTAGAGCCGCCATGAACTGGAATACTCTGCGCCGTATGCATGGAGATCAGTACAGCCTGAGCATCATCGATGGTATGAAAACCATTGTGTGCAAACTCAAAGACAATCCCTTGGGCTATACCAGCGTGGGCTATCCCACTGACGAAACACACATTCCGCAATGGTTCAAGGACTTGCCATTTGATGATACCTTGATGGAGACCACTATTGTGGATCAAAAGGTAGAAAACTTGTTGGGTGTGCTAGACTGGCGCATCAATGAAAATACCCAGATCGCTACTACTTTTGATACCTTGTTTACTTTTGAATAAATATATACACCAGATGGTGTATATCAATGAAACTGTATGATCTAGTAAAATTTCGACAACGCCTGCACGATGAATACAACGTGGATCGCTCTGTCACGGAATTGACTCAGGTGGTGTCTCAATTGACTGATCTGGAACGCGATCTGGCGCCTGCGTATGCTGAATACATACGACAAAATATCACCGCACACACCGATTTAATTCAACGCATTCGGGAACAACACGGCACAAGAGAACAGTTTATTCGTGAACTGGATCAACATATTGAACTGGTGACCTATGAGCTGTTCAGTGGCACCTACGATGAAGAGATAAACCGTGGCATGATGAACCACGAGCATAGAATGAATCGTTCAATGAGTATACCAGACAATGCCAAGGATCTATTGATCAATCGTATACGATACTACAGCGACTGGCACTATCCCGGAATGGAATTGGGTTGCAGGAACGGAGAAATGACATCGCATCTTGTGGCCAGTGATCCACTTTATATTGTAGACTTGGATCAGCGTTTTCTTGAAAAAACCTCTGAACAATTTTCGGGACTGTATCAAAGCCGACTACGACAGTATACCATCAATGTCATTCCAGATTTTTCAATATTGCCACAAGGTCAATTTGGATTTATCTTTAGTTGGGATTATTTTAACTATCTGGCATTGCCCACCATCAACATATATCTACGAGGATTATTCAAATTGCTACGCCCAGGTGGTACCGTGATGTTTACCTACAATGATGGAGAAACACCAACAGGTGCCGCCTATGCAGAAAGTCGATGGAACAGTTACGTGCCAAAAAGTCAATTGGTTGCCATGGCACAAGAAACCGGATTTGAAATAGTACACACCGAATCTTTCAACTCAGGTGTACTGAATTGGATCGAACTTCGCTGTCCAGGTGAACTACAAACGGTCAAAGCACATCAGGCATTAGGTGAAATTCGTCCCCGTTTTGTTTGACATTCCACACATAGTCTAGTATACTTCAACATTACTCAACACGGAGAACTTATGAGAGATTATCTATTAGACATTGTGCAACACACGCACGGCCTTGGTTTTATTGACCTAATCAAAATTACCGGCACTGACACAGAAACCACCATCGACGGCCTGGCCGAAGACAAAAGCGTTATTGTGCAGGCACGATTTAAAAATCCAGTACCAGAATTTATTGGCACATTTGGTATGCCCAACTTGGGCAAACTGAAAACTATTTTGAGTCTTGAGGACTACAAAGAAGATCCCAAGATCACTGTGGTCACACAAAACCGTAATGGTGTGGATGTACTGTCAGGCATTCACTTTGAAAACAAAACAGGTGATTTCAAAAACGACTATCGTTTTATGATGGCAGAAATCATCAATGACAAGCTCAAGTCAGTCAAATTCAAAGGTGTCAAGTGGGGTGTGGACATTGTGCCCACTGTGGCCGGTATCACACGCTTGCGAGCACAGGCCAGCGCCAACATCGAAGAAACCACATTTGTGGCCAAGGTTGAAAATGGTAACTTGATATTTTATTTTGGTGATCCAGGCAGTCACTCAGGCAACTTTGTGTTCCAAGCTGGAGTATCAGGTTCTTTGTCCAAGCCTTGGGATTGGCCTGTGGCAGCAGTAATGGCTATCCTGGCACAAACCGGAGACAAAACTCTTAAGATCAGTGACGAAGGTGCCGCAATGATCACTGTGGATTCGGGCATCGCAGAATACAACTATATCTTGCCAGCACAGAAAAAGTAATGCTTGAGCATTTGGTCGCTAGAGGATATGTCCCGGGTGGCGGACTGCTGTCACCCGAAGGTGTGTTCTACTTGAATATACCCAAAAATGCTAGTACATATCTGACCAATTTGTTTTTGTCAAATGGATGGATACATTATAATTTATTTGAAAGTCCTTGCCCAACTCAGGCCATAGTGGTATTACGAGATCCTGTTGAACGTTGGATCAGCGGATATGCTACCTATGCGGCTGGTTGGGTATTGGGGTTCGGATATGGAAGTGATCATTTCAAAGAAGATTATAATAATCTCACAGAGCGTATTATTTTTGATCAATTGATATTTGACGACCATACCACTGAGCAAGTAAAATTCGTTGAACAAATAAAAGATATACCAACCACCTACTTTAAATTAAATCACGAATTGGGTAAAAATTTAGAAAATTTTCTCAAATGCAGCCTAGATCTAAATAATCCAGTCAATGCCAACATTGGCGAAGACAATTACGATACAAAAATGATTGCCAAACTTTTGCGTGAACGAATAAATCAAGATCCGGTATTAAAAGCAAAAATCATCAAACAGTACAGTGCAGATTATACACTAATACAAACAGCAAACTATTACCATGAGCCAAGATAATTTAACAGCAAAACAAAATGACTACGCGGTATTCTTGCCTGCGATATCTGGCTTCTATGCAACCTTCATAGGCAAACAACGCAATGAACCTTATGTGGATCCTGCCCGATTTCCACAAGGACTGGCCGACATGGAACAGATGAACTGGCTCAACAGCCAGAAAGCTCTGTTCCCATACCGGTGGTCTCTTTACTCCGGAGGCCATGCAAATCTTGACCTTACCAAGCAAGACTGGAGTGAAGACATGGTTCGCAATCGTGAACCAGGTACATTTATTCTAGGCGACTCTGGAGGATTTCAGATTGCCAAGGGTCTGTGGGAAGGCAACTGGCGAGCCAACTCAGGTTGCCCCAAGGCACAAGGCAAAAGAGATGCTGTGCTCAAATGGATGGATGGTGTTGCCGATTATGGTATGATTCTGGATATTCCCACTTGGGTCATTCATGACAAAAAAGCATCAAAGGCTTGTCAAATTACCACATTACAAGAAGCCGTGGATGCTACCAAGTTCAACAACGAATACTTCATGCGGCATCGTCGAGGAAAAAACAACGGTGGAGCCCGATTCTTAAATGTGCTACAAGGTGACAATCACGACAGTGCCGACCAGTGGTATGATATCATGAAAGAGTACTGTGACCCTGTAAAGTATCCAGACACGCATTTTGATGGGTGGAGTATGGGTGGACAGAACATGTGTGATGTTCATTTGGTACTTCGACGCCTGGTGGCGTTGCGTTATGATAATTTGCTACAAGAAGGTGTACACGATTGGATGCACTTCTTGGGCACATCAAAGTTGGAATGGGCTGTGCTACTCACCGTGATTCAGAGGGCAGTTAGAAAATACGTTAATCCGAGTTTTACTATTTCCTTTGATTGTGCCAGCCCATTCCTTGCCACAGCCAACGGACAGGTGTACTTTGAGAACGTGTTTGAGCACGATTCAAAATGGTCATATCGCATGGCGCCTTCTGCAGACGATAAGAAGTATGCTCTAGACACACGCAAGTGGTCTACTGGAGTTGTAGCAGATGGCATATATGATACCTGGCAAGAAAGTCCCATCAGTGATATGCTCAAGATGAAAGATATCTGTATCTATGCGCCCGGAGACGTCAACAAGAATGGCAAAGAAGGCAAGACAAGTTGGGACAGTTTCAGTTATGCATTGTTAATGGGTCATAATGTCTGGATGCACCTGACTGCTGTGCAAGAAGCCAACAGACGCTTTGATGCTGGCGAACATCCAGCCATGATGCGTTACAGTGCTCCTACACAAGAATTGTTTGAAGATATTGTGGAGGCCATATTTGCCGCTCCCGACAGAGCAACTGCTGAAGAAATTATTGAACAGTACGACAGCTATTGGATGGAGATTGTGGGCACACGTGGATTCAAAGGCAAAAAAGCCAAGAACGCACGTACCATGGCCAATCGACACATAGAGATTGTGGGCAATCTGGGCAACGACAAACCTGAAAAGAAACCCAAAGCACAACCAGTGTTAGACAATAACTTATTTGGAGAATGATATGATTAGAGCTGGTCACGAAGCAGTAAAATTTTTTACTGGTATTGAAGTAGAACACACACCTGCATTGGGCAAGCATACTCTGTTTGTTGTAGGTGTACAGGATACGAAAGAAATCCAAGATTGGTTAGATGATTTTAATTCTTACGAAGACAAGACCAAGCACATCCAGCATATCTACTTTGGTGCTAATCAAAGTTTCCCCAACCTGGCAGTAAACGACGGCGCTGAATGGGCCAAGTGGGAACGCATGATATATCATTTCCTAGAACGAGACTATCTATGTACGCTGGATATCGATGTTGCCTGCACAGAAGGTCTGTTGGAGGCCGGCTTTGTTGAGAACCATAATTTTATTCCCATGATTTCGGTCAAGTTGCCTTACATCAATCAACTGGGCTACAATGCCACGCTCAAAATTGATGACAAGGATTTTCGTGCAACCAATCCTGGAGTATGGTGTCACAGCATACACGACTTACAAAAAAGATCAGTGTTCACAGACTGGTCTAAATATACCAAAGACGAGGTTATTTAAATGGGTGATGGAGGAAAAGGGTCGGCACCAAGACCTTTTAGTGTAGATCAAACCACATTTGGCAACAACTTTGATCGTATTTTCGATAAGAACAAGGTTGCAGTATTCGAATGTTACTGTTATAATTGTAATAAGGGCAATATGTCTCAAATGTTTTTGTGCCCCGTATGCGGTAATAAACGTTGCCCACACGCAACCAACCATACCCTGGCTTGCACCAACAGCAATGAGCCAGGACAACCAGGAAGTAGATATTCATGAATCAAGAAGCAAGAGAAACTGTAGAGCGCATCAAAGCGGCGGCACAACGTACCATATTTGTAACTTTTCAAAAGGAAGGCATCCACTGTTATCCGGCTGCCGCAACAGATCCACAACTGGCCACTGGCGATGAATATGATGTCAGCTTTTTGGGATCACCACATCGTCACATATTTCACTTCCGTGTGTCGATTGATGTGTTCCACAATGATCGTGACATTGAGTTTATTCAATTCAAACGCTGGTTGGAAAACTTATACAAAGATAGTATACTAGCATTAGACTACAAGAGCTGTGAGATGATTGCAGATGACTTGTACATACAAATTGCCGCACGTTATCCTGGTCGCGACGTCACAATTGAAGTATCCGAGGACGGTGAAAACGGATGCGTCATACACTACAATCTTACCCGTCCAAATCTTTCCATCGTAATCTAAGGAGACTATTATGTCACAACCAAAATGGCTTGAAAAATATCTAAGAATGAAGCCTGAAGTTTCAAACATCTATGATGATTTGGACGACTATCGAGAGTTCTGCGTCAAGCAGGGCTATGTGTTTAACGAAGCACACCTATACTATGAGAAAACTCCCTGGGGCGAGTTTCAACGTGTGTTGGCCGGAAAATGGCCCAAAGATAATTGGAGTCCACATCCAAAACCCGAGCGCACCAACTTCCGCCCTCGTGATACCAACTATCGTCCCAACAGGTACTGATCATGCGTAAGTTGTATTACATGGGATTAGAGTCTTACAAGGCTCGTTATACACTACAACTCACAGAGTGGAACCGTCGTGTGTTTGATCGACGTGGACTTGATGTTGTTTATGTACCAGGTTTGACTCTTGACAACAGTCAAAAGATTGTTGTAGGGCAAGTGTTGGACGCACATGGTCGCAGTTACTTTGCCATGAGCCAAATGATGAATCTGGTTCGCTTGATGCAACAAGGCGAAATCACCAGAGAAGATGTCATCTACTTTGAAGACATGTTTCAGCCCGGCTTTGAAAGTCTTGGCTATATCATCACACAGGTTCCTGAGGAACTGCGTCCTAAAATTTATGTACGTTGTCTGGCGCAGGCCATTGACCCCGATGACTTTGTACACGTCTGGGGCATGGGCCGGTGGATGATGGACTATGAGCGCATGGTCAATGACATTGTGACCATATCGGGTGGTGCTGTGTTAGCCACCAACGAAGAGATGGTCATGCACATGAAAGTGGCAGGTTGGACGGCGCCCATCTACAATATCTCAGGCCTGGCATTTGGCAAGGCCGAAGTGCGTGAACGTGTACCTGGCAAACTACGCCCATTCTTGGAACGTACCATGCGTGTGGGCTTTGCGGCACGTTGGGACCAAGAGAAGCAACCTGATTTTTACATGGACTTGATCGAACTGTATCACAAACGCAATCCAGGCTCTAACATCGAGTTCAGTGTGTTTAGTGGCGCAAAGTTAAAGAGCAACAACGACAGCTACATGACTCGTACACGAGAAATGCAGGCGGCCGGGTCGCTCACCCTCTATGAGGACCTAGATAAAAACGACTACTATGCTCTCCTTAACGATACTCGTGTGCTGTTTAACTGTGCTCTCCAAGATTGGGTCTCGAACACTGTCAGTGAAGCAGATACCCTCGGAGCCAATGTTCTATATCCTGCTTATCGCAGTTTCCCTGAAACTTTTGCAAATGACTGTAATAGGCTCTATATCCCTTGGAGTTTAGAAGATGCAGTCATGAAGCTAGAGAAACTGCTACATATGGAAAGTCCACGTATGGGCCGGATCAGTGCATGGAATGATGGCACTGTGGATCGTATTGTTGACATCATGACTGGCACAGGTGAGCAATGGTTGCGTATGACCACAGACTATAGAAAATATACTCACGAAAGCAAATATCCAAACGCTGTACTCTAAAGAATGCATCAAGTATTTTCAGATTTAAAAAGTTTATTTCCAAAAGACACAATTATGGTTAGTGTCGATCTTGCTGGTCCCAATGAGATTGAAAAAATAATCAATAATCACAAATCTGAAAAATACCTGGTGTTAACTAACAAACACGTTTGGAGGTACTCCAACTATTTCAGCAAAAGAGATAACAACAAACAAAAAATTTTTGTAACAACGTTGGGATACGAACATAAAAAATTTTCAGAATCATATCATGAAATTTCGTTGCCTGTTTGGTACTATGAAAGAATCTGCCCAAAGCAAAATATTAGTATTGGGACACCGCGCAACTACGAATTTAGTTGTCTGAACAACCGAGCATCGTTGCACAGAATTGTGCTAGGCTACTCGTTGTTTACAAAAGGATTATTGAATGATATGCTCTTTACTCAAAGATTTCATCCAGCAGGTGAATTTGAACAAAATTCACTTTTATTGTTAGATGACAATTATATTAAAAACTATTTTGATTTTTCCAATCTTGAAAAATATAAATCTATATTGCCTATAGTAGTAGGATCAGAATCTAAATTTTTAAGTTCTAATGATATGTTACAAGTGACCCATGATGGATTCAATGATAGTTACTGTAACATTGTTACAGAAACTGAATGCGAAGAATGGCCATACGAGAACAATAACAATTTGCCCGCTGTATCGGAAAAATCTTATAAACCATTTATTGCAAAACAGATCCCAATATATCTGGCAGCAAGAGGGCATTTAAAGTATCTCAAAAGTTTAGGATTTGAAACTATGAATGATCTTTTACCATATGGATACGACGATTTTAATGTAATAGAAAAGATAAAAGCCATAGTCAGCATAGTTGAGTTCGGAAAAAAAAGAAAAAACTTCATAAGAGATTTTTATAATACGCATACAAAAGAAATAGAACATAACTATAATCTCGTTACCAGTGATAAAGTTGATCAATTGATATTAAATCAAATTAAAGAATTTTTATATGACATTTAAAATAGTTATCACCAGTGGATGTAGTTTTAGCGATCCAGTATGGGAACGAACTTGGCCCGTACATCTGGGAGAAATTTTTCCTGATGTTGAGCACCGACATACCGGCTTGGGCAGTACTGGTAATGGGCTGATAAGTCGTAAAGTGATTTACGAAGTCGCCGAAGCACTAAAACTATACAAACCTGAAGATATCCTGGTCGGTGTCATGTGGTCTGGAAGAGACCGACACGATGTGTATCTACAGGAAACACCCCGATTTGAGGTCGACGAAGGTTGGAGACAAAATCCCACTGCGTTTGTTAAAAATTCCGACAGTCGTTGGGTATTATTGAATTGGTTTTGGAAAAACACTTTTGCAAAACAATATTACACACACTATCATGACAATATCGGTTCTCAAATTTATACAATAGAACATGTGTTACGAGTACAGTGGTTTTTACAATTACATGGCATTCCTTATTTTATGTCAACTTTCACCAACGAAGTATTTGACAAGGGACTGATTAATCACATCGATGTAGAACATCTGTATAAACAAATCAATTTTGAGAATTTTTTACCTATCGAGGGCAAACACGAATGGGCTAGAGATCATTCGGGACTTGCATTTGATGAAAGCGATCCCATGCATCCTTCGCCAGCACAGCATAAAAAATTTACCGACAATGTGATCATTCCTTTTTTACAAAATAAGAAATACATATGAAAATTGTTATCACTGGTGGATGCGGCTATATTGGTAGTCATATCGCAAGAGCATTGCGACTTCAAAATTCCAAGAACGAAGTGTTTGTTATTGATCGCGAACGCAGAGAACACACTCTTGGCAACGCGGCTGGATACCTACACACAGACTTTGCCAGCAAGAGCAGTCTCATGTGGATCACCGAACTTGAGCCAGATGTGGTGGTTCACTGTGCCGCGGATACCATGGTGGGTGAAAGTGTTGCAGATCCTGCAAAGTATTACTGGAACAATATCAGCAAGACTGAGACCTTGATGACACATCTCAAGGATCTCAAACGCAAGCCGTTGGTGCTGTTTAGTAGCAGTGCCAGTGTGTACGGTAATCCTGTGGGAGGCCAAGCGGTGGTCGAAACAGATCTCAAACTGCCCATCAGTCCATATGGTGTCAGCAAACATGTGGTAGAACGCATGCTCAGCGATTATTTTGATGCATATCAAATGCCCAGTGTCAGCTTTAGATATTTCAATGCTGCCGGCGCTGGCATCGCAGATCAAATAGATCTTGGACAGGCCGCAGGTGCCAGTCATATCATTGCTAGAATACTAGAAGCCAAATTGGCCAACAAGACCTTTACCTTGAACGGCACAGACTATGCCACCCCAGACGGCACCTGCATCAGAGACTACGTACACGTCTGGGACATCGCTCGAGCACACCTGCAGGCCATTGACTGGGTGTTCAACAAAGGCAACTACTGTGCGGCTGCAATGAATCTAGGTACCGGTACCGGTATCAGCAATCAACAGATCATCAACTATGTGCGTGAAAAATATGGAGATTTTTTGGTAGACACAGGGCCACGTAGACCCGGTGATCCAGATAGACTGGTGGCTCGTGCTGATGTTGCTAGAGCTATCATTGGTTGGACTCCAGAACACTCGACCTTGGAACAAATTGTAGACTCAGCTTGGAAGTGGTACAGCCGTGTATGATGCATTATTTGAATTTGAAGATCGTCTAGCGCGATTTACAGGTGCTCCGTATGTGGTGGCCACTGATGGTTGCACCCATGCTCTTGAACTGTGTTTTCGATACCAAATTATCAAGCACTGTAGATTCACAGCCTACACATATCTCAGTGTGCCGCAAACACTGAGAAATCTTTATATTGATTTTGACTTGATTGATGAAATCTGGACTGGTGAATATCAATTCCATGAAACCAATATATGGGACAGTGCAAGACTGTTGCGACAAGGCATGTATCGACCAGGCCAGATGCAGTGTTTGAGTTTTGGAAATGGCAAACCATTACAGCTCGGACGTGTGGGTGCTGTGTTGACCGACGATGCTGAAGCTTATCGTGTGTTGAGTCGATGGCGCAGTGATGGCAGAGATCTACACATCGCACCCTGGAGTTCTGTTAAACGATATGGACCAGGTTGGCACTATTGTCCTACTTTGGAAGATTGCACACGTGGCATCGAAAAACTTGCTTTGGTAGATCAAGAACCTAAATATATTCAATATCCGGACTTGAGAACCATTGACTTTAAGTTCCTGTGACAGTATAATCAATCAACGGCCATCCTCGGCCATAACTCGGAGAATAAAAATTGACCTATAACAAAGTATATATCAGCAACGATCCAGATGAAACAGCACTGGACGCAATGGCGGGCGCTGGCGGCTATTCAGAAGGCTATCTAGGCGGAGTGATTCGTGCTAAAATGAAACGTGATGGTAGGCGTTTCTGGGCAGGAGACAATATCAGCGAATATGTTTCAGATGTCATAAAAGACAAACTCATCGACGAAGCCACTGTAGCATTTGAAGGTGTACTGGACGCACTACTGATTGATCGTGAAACGGATCCTAACAGCAAAGGTACAGCTCGTCGCCTTGCTAAAATGTATTTTAATGAAATAATGGCAGGAAGATATGAACCAGAACCAGATGCAACAGCATTTCCAAATGATTCGGCGGACCGTTACGAAGGCATGCTCGTTGTTCGCAGTGAGCTTAGGAGTATGTGCAGTCACCATCACCAACCCGTTGTTGGTGTTGCTTATATTGGTATTTTGGCTGCTAACAAACTTATTGGCTTGTCCAAGTACACACGAATTGCTCAGTGGTGCGCCCGGCGAGGTACTCTCCAGGAGGAACTTTGTATTGATATTGCTCGGGAGATACAACGTGCCACCGACTCAGAAAACGTAGCAGTCTACGTTCAAGCAACTCACGGATGTTGTGAGAATCGTGGCATCATGGCACACAGTAGCCTAACACAGACCACAGTACTCAAAGGTGCATTCAACACCGACGGCAACACAAAGAAAGAGTTCTTTGACAACATCAAACTGCAACAAGAGTTTGCACCGAGGTAAAGTATGCTATTAGAATTTACCTGTATAGTGGCAGGATTTATTGCAGGTATGACTTATCGTCAAGAACGCCTGTTCCAACAATATCAAAAGACTCGCGAAGAAGTCAAACGTGAGGTCAGTCAGGAATTTGACTACTACCGAAATCTCTGTGAAAGTTTGAAGCAAGACTTACATCATTTAAAAACTAAAGGAAAGTGAACATGATCAAACCTGAAGAAACCGTCAATCCTGAACATGAGAAACTGATTGAAGTTTTAAAATTCACACCACGCACCTATAAAATTCATTTGTGGGGTTACGGTGGTGAGTATATCATGGGCACAGTGGATCGCAAGATTTACGATTACTTCCGTCATCGCAGACTGGATCTAAGCGACTTTGCTTGGGATAGCGACTATGCTGATGACAACAACATTCCCGAAGAAATGTGGCCATTTCCGCCCGGCAGTTATTACGAATGTGATGATATGGGTCATGTCTACGGTGTTGATCGTGCGGCTGGCACATTGCAAATTGATGACGAAAACGATCAAACAGTTTATCAACGTGAATTATCCGACATTTCGGGAGACGAAGAAGATGATCCTCAATGGGGAGGCGGTGAAGAAGTTTGGATCACCAGCCGGTCCGCAGGTACTGTGGTATTCTTGGGTGTGAGCAACGAAAAAGGTACTTTTTTCGAAGGCGAGATCCCGCTGACACAACCATTTGATAGCACCAAGCTCACTATCAGTTATGACGAGTTTGATGGTAACGATATCATTACTGGGGTAGAATATGATGGGGAACCCATAGACAACTGCGGTGGAGATACCAACGGCAAGAGTTCAGACTTTGGATTCTACTTGATCAAAGATTCAAACTCCTGGGAAAAATATTCAAATATGGATGATATTGAGTACAAGATGACTGACTGGTTTCCTAAAAAAATCAAACCAGTTCGTGTAGGCAATTACATGGCCAAAACCGCTGGCAAGAATTCTTGGACTCATCTTTACTTGTGGACCGGGACGCAATGGGTCAACAACTGGACCGACAAAGATGACTACGACAACCCCGACAAAGCGGTCAAGATCAAAGAGTGGCAGGGCATTGCCCATGATCCAGATGAACTTGAAATACGCGAAGAGTTAGATAAACTTGTTTTAGAATTCAACGAGGAGAAATAACATGGCAATTTGGACAGTACGAACGTACCATAAAAAGAATGTGCAAGAAGTTGAAACTTATGTACAAGACAACGGCAACGGTCAAATAACTGTTACCAATGGATTCCGTTGGGGTTCATGGACTGTGGAAACCTCAGATGACAATCCTCCCGAGTTTGAGTTCACAGAAGTTCCCGGCGGTGATGGATCAAAAGACAGTATCAATATGCTGGACTGCGAAGTCAACAACATCGACAATGTCGAACTGATTGACATGGACGACGGTGGTTGCTGGTATGATATTGAAGTTGAAGGCCTAGACGAGGATGCCGAACAAGAAATTCGTGAGTTCCTTGACGAAAACGGTGTTTACGAACTAGAAGAACGTGAGGACGATACTTGGCATCAAGATGAAACTGAATGGTGGATCTGGGGACCAATTGAAATCCAAAACGAAGCTGGTGACATTGTGCGTATTATTTGTGCAGATGCCGACGGCAATGTCATTGACTTTGTAGACCATTGACAATATATGATCGCACTGCCGCCAGGCTGTACTGTAAACTTTTCTATATGGATTGATGTTGATAGATTGTCTGATGACATGGTCGAATGGTATCGCATGATCGATGGTGAGGTCAAATCCAGCGTCTACTACGACCATCGAGGTACGCCCAAGTACGAATACTTTGTACGCTATGGTAAAGCCAAATTCTGCCATCATCATCAAAATGGTACCGGTGGTACTAGACTACACTGGCACGGTGATGATGCGGCCACTGCCAGTGTGTTCTTGATCAAGTTTTTTGATCATGTCACACAGCATAACCTCAAGGAACAAATGGAACGTGTTGCACTGGATAAATACTAGTTCAACCAGGCGGTCTTGGCATCACTCCCGCTCGACAAATTCTGCTGCCTATGCTAAAATTAACATAGGAGAAAATAATGGCAAAATATCTTTCAACAAAACACTACGGTCACAACATTGGACTCAGTGCTGTGTTCCGTCAACCCAACGCAGATCATAGTCACTGTCACCTGCTACATGGTTACAGTCTGGCATTCACATTCACGTTTGGATGCGATCAACTGGATGATAAAAACTGGGCAGTGGACTTTGGTGGACTCAAACAGCTCAAGGCCTGGCTAGAAGACAAGTTTGATCACAAGTTGGCTCTGGATCTTGCTGATCCACATCTGAAAAAATTTCAAGAACTTGAAGATTTGGGCTTGGCCGAAATCAGAATTTTTGACGGTGTAGGCGCAGAGAAGTTTGCCGAACACGCATTTAATTTTGCCGATCAGTTGATCCGTGAAAAGACCAACAGTCGTTGTTATTGTGTTCGTGTAGAATGTGCAGAGCATGGGGCCAACAGTGCCATCTACGAAGGCTAAGCAAGCGTGGCGCCTTTGGGCAAAAAGTTTAGGTGAGAAAGCAGGCACAACGGACAAAGAAGCTGATCGTATTGCTTGCATTCGTACTGTGATTGTGTTAACATATATCATCACAAACTGCTTCATCATAGCAGGAGTTATAAGGCATTGGTAAGGATTAATAATGAAGACTGCAAAAGAAATAGCCGATACATTATTCAGTAGAGTCAAATCTACTGATATGCAATTTTATGAAGTGATAAGGGAAGTACAACCAGGTTGGTTACCTAATGGTACGGTACCATTCAATGTCAAATGCCGTAATGGTGTAGCAACATTCACAGTATATGCATCAAATCAAATTGATGCAGAGGATCAAGTAACTAATTGGTTAGAAAAAGATGAGTAAAATTAAGATAGCAGAGCTGTTTTACAGCATTCAAGGTGAAGGTCGTTACATGGGTGTTCCCAGTGTGTTCCTTCGTACATTCGGTTGTAACTTCAAATGTGCAGGCTTTGGTATGCCTCGCGGCGAACTCAGTCGAGAAATTGAAGACATTGCCTCTCGGGTACATTATTACAAAACATATGAAGAACTACCACTGGTATCTACCGGGTGTGATAGTTATGCTAGTTGGGATCCTAGATTCAAAGACCTGAGTCCCATGATGGAGAGCAACGGCATTGTGGAACGTATCATGGAGATACTGCCGCATGGTCGTTGGGAAGATGAGCATTTGGTGATCACCGGTGGTGAACCCTTGTTGGGTTGGCAACGTGCGTATCCAGAATTGTTGGATCACCCCAATATGCATGGTCTTAAAGAAATCACATTTGAGACCAACGGCACTCAAAAGCTCACCGCAGAGTTCAAAGAATACCTACAGCGGTGGAGAGCACAACGTGAGATAACATTCAGTGTCAGTGCCAAACTGAGTTGCTCAGGCGAAAGCAGAGACGAAGCCATACAGCCTGAAGTTGTATGCGAATACGAACAGGTAGGTACAGCATATCTAAAACTAGTTGTTGCAACGGAGGCCGATGTTGAAGAAGCACTATGGACAGTGGGAGCGTATCGTCAAGCGGGTTTTCAGGGTCATGTTTATCTTATGCCTGTTGGAGGGGTTGAAAGCGTGTACACTCTTAATAATCGCCGCGTCGCAGAACTCGCAATGAAGCACGGTCTACGCTACAGCGATAGATTGCAGGTACCGTTGTTCAAGAACGAGTGGGGCACTTGATGAGTGAAACCCATAAACGTACCATTGTTAGAACACTGAGTTATAGGATAACCGCATTGTTGATAACTGCGGTCTGGACTGGATTGGGCGAAGCAGTGGCCATTCACATAGTTTTAGCTGTCTGGCAATATGTGGTGGAACGAGTATGGCTTCGAATCAAATGGGGTAGAATAGCGTAAACAATGCGTAGACTGTTTACATTTGGTTGTAGTTTAGATGGTCAAGAGTGGACCACCAGTAGACCTAAGAAAAGATTATAAAGGAATGTAGAAATGGCAACAGTTAAAAAACCCCCTGCAAAAAAAGTGCCAGCAAAGAAGGTGCCTGCCAAAGTAGAACCAAAACTCAAAGTTGGGGCCAGCGCCAAGACCGCTGCCACCAAAAAAGGCGAGCCTTATGTGAGTGTGGTCAGTGTAGAACTGGACCCTGACAATGTGGGCAATGGCGCTTTTGAATTAGACTGGAATGATATCTTTGTGGCCAAGCTCATGAAGGCCGGCTATGCAGGCAAGGATGATGCAGCCATTGTGGATCGTTGGTTCCAGGACATTTGTCGCAATGTGATCATGGAAAACTACGAACAATGGGAAGCCAATCAAGCACCAGAAAATCGTATCGTGCAACGTAGAGATCTAGGTGACGGACGTAGCGAAGTATCGTGATTCTTTATGTGAATGGTGACAGTCACTCAGCCGGAGCAGAGGCAGTCAACACCTATTGCTTTGCTGAAGATGATCCCAAATACCGTACATTGGGTCGTCGACCACATCCTGACAATCTAGCAGTCAGTTACGGGCAAGTGTTGGCCAATCGAATGAATTGCAAACTTATATGTGATGCCGAGAGTGCCAGCAGTAACCATCGCATAATAAGAACTGCGTGGGAATGTATTTTGGGCGGGTCTCCAGACTTTGTTGTAATAGGTTGGAGCACATGGGAACGCAAAGAGTTCTGCGACCCCGACACCGGTATCACTTGGCAAGTCAATGCTGGGGGTGTTGGAGCAGATTGGCCCGAATGGTTGAAGAAACAGTATCCCAAATTTGTTGCTGAACTAGATTGGGCCAATGAAATGCGACACAGTCACAGCAAAATACACCAGTTTCATTTGGACCTAAAACGAATGGGCGTACCACATTTGTTCTTTAACACCTATAATTATTTTGATCCCAATGTGGTTGAGCACCAATATACCTGGAACAACTCCTATGTTGATCCTTACAACCCCGAAGGCACCTACTATGCTTGGTGCATCCAACAAGGATTCCAAACAGTTGGTCCAGATTCTTACCATTTTGGTCAAGCGGCCCATGCCGCTTGGGCCAAATTCTTGTATACCAAAATTGTCCACAACGAGTTGACAAGAATTGAATAATATGCTATTATAACTGCATGAGATACTTAATCGTAGATACTGCTAACACATTCTTTCGTGCCCGTCACAGTGCCCATCGCCAAAGCGATACTTGGGACCGATTGGGTTTCGCTATCCACGTGACCTTGGGTAGTGTCAACAAAGCCTGGCGTGATCAGAAAGCAGACCATGTGGTCTGGTGCTTGGAGGGTCGAAGCTGGCGTAAGGACTTTTATGAGCCGTACAAGAAAAACCGTGCAGTTGCCCGAGCCGCGCTCACGGAAACCGAAGCCGAAGAAGATAGACTATTTTGGGAAACTTTTGACGAGCTCAAAACGTTTCTGCAAGACAAAACAAATTGTACTGTTCTCCGGCACGACGAACTCGAAGCAGATGACTTGGTGGCAGGATGGATACAAAGTCACCCTGACGATGAACACGTCATTGTAAGCTCAGACACAGATTTTTATCAACTGCTGGCACCAAACGTGAAACAATACAATGGTATTGCAGATGAATTGCATACCCTGGATGGTATCCTTGACAAGAAAGGCCGGTTGGTCATAGACAAAAAGACCAAGGAGCCCAAGCGTATTCCTGACCCCAAATGGATCCTGTTTGAGAAGTGTATGCGTGGTGATGCCAGCGACAACGTGTTCAGTGCCTATCCGGGTGTGCGTACCAAGGGCACCAAGAACAAGGTTGGCTTGCAAGAAGCCTTTGAAGACCGAGATCGTCAAGGCTATGCGTGGAACAATCTCATGCTCCAGCGTTGGGTCGACCACAATGGTGAGGAACACAAGGTCCTAGATGACTACCATCGCAATGTGACCTTGGTTGATCTTACTGCACAGCCCGAGGCAATCAAGACCAAAATTAAAGAAACTATTGCGGCTGGCTCAGTTCCAAAGAATCGTCCCATGATTGGTGCTCAGTTCTTAAAACTGTGTGGCAAGTATGAATTGAATCGTCTCAGCGAACACTCCACACAGTTTGGTGATTTATTGAGTGCAGGGTATCCCCGATGAACGAACAAATTCAAGAACCGACTGGAGTTTGATGATGTTCGAACTAGTGTTGACCCAATTGTTGATGTATCCGGGCAGTGCCACCACTGTACAACGGACTGTGGTCGCCAGATACGAAACTGTCGGCCAGTGTGAAACTGCCAAACGCCATATTGACACTAGATACAATACATCATTGGAGTGTGTTGCTGTAGGAAAGAAAAAATTATGAACGAACGAATTAAACAACTTTGGGACACAGCGGCCAAACTTGAATCCGATCCTTCTTGGGAAGGGCAGACTAGGTTTATAGAAAAGTTCGCTGAGTTGATTGTGCGGGAATGTATGCAAGTAGTCCATAACGGAATTAATAATGCAACAGATTGGGATAGTAGTAGTTGGGATCAATGTTGTGAGAATAGAATGAATGCAATTCAAAGGCATTTCGGAGTTGAAGAATGAAAACAGTTAAAGAAATATTGGCCATTGCAATTTTGATAATGTGTACAATTATGGTTGTAGCAACCTGGGATATGCCAGGCAACGCCGGATGGCTGATAGCCCTAGTGGGATGGCTCGAAATTGTAGTAAATCGACCCAAAGAAACAAATAATGACCTTTAAATCACACACGAGCTGTATACGCACCATTCGGCAGGGCGACGACAATTTCCTCGTACAAGATGGTATGGTACTCAGTCCCAGAGCAGGCTTCGAAATCTCATCAGAATGTCCCAATGAATATAAAATGATCATCAGCCGGTGCATTGATCGTGGCTGGCTACAACCCGTGGCATATATGAAAGATTCAGAACTAACGTGGGAAATTTTGCAACAATGATCTACTTATTACTATTTTTATTCTTCTTCAAACACTTTCTGGCCGACTACCTGTGGCAAAATCAGCGTATGCTCACAGAAAAAGGAACCTATGGTGCTCTGGGTGGCCTACAACACGCCGGCTTGCACGGAGCCTTTACCTATGTGATCCTGTTGCATTTTTTGGATCCGGTGTTGGCCTTGGCCTTGGCTGTGTTTGATGCTTTCCTACACTATCACATAGACTGGGCCAAACGCCAGTTCAGTAAGGGACTCACACCAGATGATCGCACCTTCTGGATCTGGTTTGGCATTGACCAACTGTTACACGCCATAACCTATTTTGTTTTGGTCTACTTAACCGGACTACTCATATTCAACGGAACAACTAACACATGAACAAACCCATATCCAACAGCAGAAACACATCCGAACTTGCAGTGGCGCAGGTCGGCAATCGTTTTGATCTAATACTAATACTGGCCAAACGAGTTCGTGAACTCAAGGCCGGACACCGGGCCAAGATAACAGGTGCCGGTGGTATCAGTGCCACAGCCTTGATGGAAGTTGAACAGGGACTTATTGGTAGAGAATACCTTAAGAAAGTAAAATGATCAAACACATTCATCCCCGCGGTAGGTACATGATGGTCATAGGTGGCAGTAGCGGCACTTATGTCAATGCATACAGTGGCTCACAGGGTGTGGGTAATCTGCGTTTTAATACCACTAACCAACAGATGGAAGTGTATGATGGCACCGCTTGGACCTTGTTGAACACGCCCGATGCCACCATAGGCCTAAACGACGAAGCCGAATCTTTGCTGGATTGGGCACGTGAACGACGCGAAGAAGAACGGGCATTCAAAGAGAGTATGAAACATCATCCGGGCCTACAAGAAGCATACGAACGCCTTGAGATCATGAAGGCACTCACATTAGAACAGGACAAACAAAATGAAATGGTTTAAGAAAAAAATTGCCGGTTGGGCCAGAGAAGGCAATCAATTGGAAGAGGCAAACATGATCGAATCCATGTCTGATCGTGACATGGCCGTGGTAAAATCAAAGAAGCATCGAGGTCTCAATATCATAGGCACTCAAGGCACAGCTCGCAGTTTTGACGCCGCGGGCATGACCTTTACTTTGTACAAGAGTGTGGGCGGCTTTGTGTTAGAAACACATAGGTATGACTCACGAGCAGATCGTAGAATCAATGAGCTGTACATGATCGACGAAGAAAAGGATTTTGCCACTCAAGTGGCACAAGCGATCATGATTGAAAGTGTAAAACTATGACCGAAGAACGCATTGCAAGACCCATTGTCAAGAACAAATACTGGATTGTGGAAGACCATGGCCAGAAGGTGGCCACCATACAGGCAGTGGAAGAAGGTGGCTTTGTGTATGTACACGATGATCGACGCGAGCCGTTTGCTAGTATCAAAGTCCTAAGTCGGCAATACAACATTGTATTTGACAAGCCGGTACGGAAGACTGCAGAACAACAGGTCGAAGGCAATCACGTTTACGGTTTCCCCACACAGTTCCGTCCACACAACGAACTGTATGATGTACAACGCAAGTTGCCGATCTTTACCAAGACCGCAAAAAGCAAAAGTTACTTTTGTGCCGGCTACTACATCATCAAGTTCGACAGTCATTGGGCCCGTGCCACGTGTCCAAAATTGATCACACTGAATCGTTATGAATTCCGTGGTCCTTACTTGACACCGGAACAAATGCAAACCGAGCTCAAAGCCGCCAATGGATCATAATCTCAGCATTCATGTGCGTATGTTCAATGATCGTGTACGGGCCATGAACCAAACACAGAAGAAAGAACTCACTCTCACTGCCGCAGAAGCACGTAATCTACACTCAGATATATTTGCATTGCTCACACACGTGGCTGAGATTTCTGGCAATAACACTGGCGGAACAGAAGATATCACTGTATTGATGGATGGTGGCGGTTTTAAGTAATATACGCCTATAACGAAGATAAATAAAATACAGGAAACATTGAGATGTCAAGACCAAAGCCAACAGTACTACTCGAGCATGTGAACAAGTTAAATTACAAGAGTGATCAGATTCTGAGCTCTGAGGGAATTTGGGCTGTGTACTACGAAGGTAAACCCATCAACTTAAAAACGGCCAACGTGCTGATTGCATATCCAGGTCCAAAATACAAAAAGGTCTCGTTCTCCAACAGTGGTCACGCCATTAACTTGTGCAAGAAACTCAACGTATTATTTAAAACTGACAAATTCGAGGTTGTGTTATTGGCACAGGGTGAAACTGTTTTCTCGCAAAAGAAATTGTAACTGTGTGCCATGTCCGATGACGCAAGAACACAGGCGTATTGGCAACAGCATATTATAGATCATGTTGAGCATCCGTTGTGCCCTTGGCCCGAAACAACATTTCGTGATTTTTGGTTCAATCCACTGAATCGAACCAGTCTTAGACTGACCGAGTTTGGACATCGAATAGCCGTGGGACTTGCTGGTCTAGAAAATTTTCGTGTGGATCTTGACAGCAAGATAAAACCCAAACATTTTCTATTATTCGAAAAGGCCTGCGTGAGTCCTTACTATGTGAAGAAGCTGGATCAGTTGGTGGTGTTTGACCAAGAGACTGCTGTGATGATACAGTTACACGCCGGCAATTTTGATGCTTACTTTAGGAACCGTTTGACATTTAGGTAATACCTTTGTAGTACTTAAAAAGTAGTACTTTTGTAGTACTTGTCCATAATTCCTTTATTTGCTATAATACAGGCATAGTGTAACAAAAAGGAGTCTGCAATGGACGAGCCGGTAAAACTGTATTGCACACAAGATCCAGAAACCAAAGAGTGGTTAGTGTGGTTCTCTCATCCTCTTGGTGGCATGAATGTAATTGAAACATTCAACGACGAAACCGAAGCACGAGAATTTTGGCAACAGCAGATAGATTCTGCAGACTTTGGAGATCAAGAATAATGGACCGTATGTACTGCTACCTTTGGTGGGAAAAAAGCCACCCGGACGAGTGCAAGTTTGGCGAACGCTGGGTGTTCAATGGTCAAGATCCAAAGACAGAAATATACAAACGCATCAAAGATAGTCTCGGAGTCCGCAAAGATTTGCTGAAGTCTGGCGAGGTGGAACTATTTGATCATTGGGATGTCACAGAATATGCTAAAAAGATAAACCGCTACTATAAGCAAAGTCGTGTTGATGATGCTATTCGTCCTCACATTGGTCACCGCAAAGACGGTTCTAGAGAAGTCCATTCCTTATCACCTCAAGAGGTTAAAAACAAGGTTAGCAAGTTTTTAGCCAAACAAGGACAACCCCTCGACACATTGGGTTTGGCGGTCTGGCAAGCACGTGAACTTGAGAAATTTGTAGAATCTGTCAAACAAGGATCTCGTACCATCGGTAGTGAATATTGTGGACGGTTCGGCAAAACTACTTTTGCGGGCGCCGCTATACGAGAACTCAACACACCATTGACTGTAATTGCTAGTTATGTGTTGACCTCTTTTACTAGTTTTGAAAATGATTTGTCTAAATTTGAACAATTTAAAGATCTTGTGCTAGTAGATACCAAAGACGATGATTATCAAGAAACCATCGATCTTAACCTAGCACACGGTAAACAAGTCGTTGCCTTTGTTAGTTTATGTGCCGGCGGCGCAAGGCAAAGTAGGATTGATTTTCTTTCTAGTCGTTCAGTTCAACGACTATGGTTCATTGACGAAGCCGACTACGGAGCCCAGCGGGCTAGTCAGGCTAATATGTTAAAAAATGCACGACATCTTAATGATATAGTATTTCCGATGACAGGTACTGATGCAGATCAGGCCACAGCATTATGGGAATTAGATGCTCCGTTGCGGACCACTACCTATACAGCATTGTTGATGGAAAAACACAATCCTTGCAACAAGTATTCAACTACATTAAAATATTTTACTATTGATTCTAGAAGATCAGACAAGGTAGTAGACATTGAATTTTATCAAGCAGGAATTAAAGAATTAGTAGATCAATTCCTGAAGGAAAATCCTGATATTGACTCAGACTTATTAGGTTCTTGGGGTAAATCTGCACAAAATGTAGTTAAAGCCAAAGGTTGGTGGACTCGTTGGTTTGAAGCCGCCTTCTTAGGAAAAAGTGATTTTTTACAAATGAGCATTGATTACCAAACTGGGAGAAAGTCTAAAGATGGCATCAAGGTGGCTATGGTATTTTTGCCCGGAAGTATGCCACGAAACAAAGACAATGATCAGTTAGCCGAATTGGTTGATGTTGCAAATCAATGTCTTCCTGCATATATCGTTGTTCCGGTGTATGGTCAAGTTACTACTAACAAACAAGCAGAAGCATTGGTAAAAGAAAAAATTGAAACTGCAACAAAACAAGGAAAGAATGTTCTTATCCTTAGTGCCGGAATGGCACAAAGAAGTTTCGGAGTAGGAAAAATTACCGAGGTACACTTGTGCTATGATGGTAGCGATGCAAGTGGTACAAATCAAAAAATTTGGAGGGCAGTGACACCAGAAGACATTGGCAAAATTGCACGAATCTTCAGTTGGAGTCTTGACCCAAATCGAGATACCAAGTTTGATGCCGCAATTATAGACACTATTACCAATTTTAAACAAAGCCGTGGCATAGCAAGTGCAAAGGATGCGTTACGTGAAGTGTTAAAGACCTTAGATATCTTTCGATGCACCGAAGATGGCAGACTCAAAATTCAGCCCGACGACTACCTTGAACAACTACAGGCTAGAAATAGTATCAGTCGAGTTGGCGGCATGCAAGCACCAGTTAGTAGTCTGACAGATGATGAACTTGAGGCTCTCAAAAACGGCAACGCAAATGCCTGGCATGCGGCAAAACAAGAAGTTTCTGCCACTGGAAAAAAATACAAAGATTCAACCAAACAAGGCAACAAGCCTACTTCAACAAAATCCAGCCGCGCCAAACTACTAGAACATGCTAGACAAGTGATTGCGACTATTATCGAAAATACAGATATTATTGTGTACGGAACAAATAGCACTCAACTCAATGAGGCACTAGAGAAACTCAAACATGATAAACAGGCACAGCGATCTGTTGAAAGTGTGTTTAACATTCCTTTTGAACTGCTGAAAGATTTGTTTGATAGAAATATCATCAAACAAGATTATGTTGAACTCTTAGTGGATCGATAATATGATACCTCGTGTAAAATTTAACATTGAGCAAGTGGCACGGATGATGGTCGACCGGATCCCGGCAGAATATATTGATAATCCAACCAGTCGATTCCTTGACCCTGCGATTGGCGGCGGCCAGGTTGTAAAACTACTTGAAGATCGTGTACAATGCAACATTAACACTCGGGTATTTGGATGTGAGGCTGAGCCATTGTATGTAGATTATGCTCGTAACAAAAATCAGTTACAAGGTACCTATGCTACTGTTAAATACAATGATATAATAGAAAAAGGATTTAATATGGATTTTGATGTAATTGTTGGCAACTTTCCTTTTACTGAAACTCCTGGTGAAGCGCGAGAAGAAAGCGGTAACAGTAATAACAGTACGTTGTACAATGATTTTATGGAGGTTAGTTTTAGAACGGCCAAATATATCAATGTCATCATTCCGGCTGGTTGGGCAAAAAAGTCCATCCAAGTAACTCGTTACCTAAACAAAGGATTAAAAAGTGTAATCTTTTTAGATGCCAAAAAAGTATTTCCTGATGTTAATATCCGCAGTGGTATCACTGTAGTAGAATTTGAATTTGGTTACGATGGTCCTGTATCTATTACTACCACCGACGGTGTAACGTATCAACAAACAAGACAAGATAGTATACAAGATATTAATCCAGCAGTAAAAACTGCATTATCTAAAATTGATGCATTTGGTGGATTAAACGGAATAGTTAATCATGGAGATTTTGAAATTCCAAAAGGTACAAAAGGATCTTTAGACCGTTTGTTAGAGTCAAGCAAACTTTATTCCAAAGACAAAACAAACAAACATACTGTTCCGGTATTATTATACTCAGGTGGCAACACTAGAGAAGCAACCTGGGCCTATGCTAACTATTCTATGGCTAGTGCGAGTGGATATAAAGTCACATTCCCAAAAGCCAGTGATCGTTTTATACTAGGTAAGGTTAGAATTTTATCTCCAGGACAAGGTGTTAGCACCGCTCTCTATTACATCAAATGTGATACCAAAAAAGAGGCTGAAAAATGGTTGGCTTGGTTAGAACATTCAATTGTTTCTTATTCATTGAAGTATCATAAAACAAACGATACTGTTAACACCTACAACAATAGTATGGGACACATTCCTAGGTGCCCACCTATAGAGTTGACTGACAAAAATCTTAAAAAACTTTTTGAGTTCACTAATGAAGAATATGCTGTTATACAATCCTAATTCGATGACCTTAGAACAGATGATCACACATATAAGACATCGTGTTTATATGTCCGGAATTGAACGTGATACATTGAGAATAAAGGCTACTAGTGAAGTCTTTACTCCTACAGATATAGTTCAAACAACTTTAAATAAAATTTCAAAAGAAAAATTCCAAGATCCTACCAAAACGTTTCTGGACAATAGTTGTGGTGATGGGCAATTCCTTGGCGAAGTTCTAATACGCAAGATGGAGAATGGAAGCACCTTTGAACAGGCACTGTCCACAATCTACGGTGTTGACCTAATGTCGGACAATGTAGACTTGTGCCGTGAGCGTTTGCTATGTGGTCAAGAACACTTGCGGCACATAGTAGAACGGAACATTGTGTGTGCCGATGCACTAACTTATGATTACAGTTTTAACGGAACAAACTCAAATCAAGAAGATTTAAATTGGGATAATTTATTTGAATTCGTTTGACATCAAATTAATAATTCATTATAATAAACCATGATCACAACCATCAATGGTGATATGCTGGACCAAGAGTCTGCAATCAAAGACAACTCAGTGGACCTGTTGTTGACAGATCCACCTTACAACATCAGTGAGGACGGTGCCCAACCAGTTTGGATCGACAAGGCCACCGGCAAAAACAAAACTACCATACACAATCAAAAATTCAGTGAGAGCTTTGACCAGAACTGGGACGAAGTTGATCACAATGAATTCTTATCTCAAATAGACAGTTGGGCCACGTTTTGGTTTAAAAAAATGCGTAAGGGCGGGGCCTTTGCCATCTTCATCAGTGACCAGTATGTGAGCTATCTGTGGACTGCCATGGAACGTGCAGGCTTTGAGCCCAAGCGAGTGTGGACCTGGAAGAAGCCAGCGGCAGTGCCATTTAATCGACAGGTCAATCCTGTGAGTGCCTGCGAGTATGTGTTGTTTGGTATCAAGCCCGGAGGCAAACGTACTTTCAACGCCGATACCGCTGAAGGCAGTCGTGTTGAACGTTATGCCAGTGCAGACAAGATCAGTAGTATTGTGTACAAGATGATCAAAGATGCTCCGGATCTAGCAGACCTTAATACCATCTTTGCTGAAGCCAAAAAAGAAGCGGTCAGGATGTTGCGAGATCGTAAGCGCACCGACACAGGACTGGTACAGTGTGTGATTCCCAACACCATCACCTACAGTGGCGGTCTGGGCAAAAACAAAATCCATCCCACACAAAAGCCCACCGAAATCTTGGAGTACTTCATTGAGCTGTTGAGCCGTCCCGGAGATCTGGTGTTGGATACCTTTGCTGGTTCGGGTGCCACCGGAGTGGCCTGCCATAATCTTGGGCGTGAGTGTGTTTTAATTGAGCGTGACACCAAGATGTTTGGTAAAATGCAGGCCAGGATTGATGCTCTTCACACCGAAACATTAGATAACAATTTGTTCGAAAACAGTTGACCTTTATTTGACTTTATCGTATACTATGATTGTCTTGTTTAAGTTATGAGACATTCAATCAACTTTAAAGGAAAAATTATGACGACAGCAACTTTGCCACGAACTATAAATCGTGGATCCAATCCCTATGCACCCATTGTTAAACAACAAAATCAGCGTTTGACTCCAGTGCATAACAACGGTGTATATCAGCCCATCACTCAACGTGCTGGTGCAGTACACAATCATTCCGGAATACAACAGGCACTAAAAATTCTTGCCGCTCGTATGGGTGGGAAGAAATTCTCCAACGCCCACTGTGGCGAATTGATTTGGGTACCATTTAGTTTACTGGATATCAATATTGAAATTCAGCGAGATGTTGAGGTTGAACACCAGGCCAAAATTATCACACGTTTTGACCCACGCATCTATATGCCAGTTATGGCAACCAAACTGGCTAATGGCAGATATTCTGCTTGGGAGGGTCAACAAACTGCCTGTACCTTGTATCATTTGCATCAAGCCGGATTATTGGAAGAGGACTTCCTTGTACAAGTAAAGGCATTTGACGAAGACCTAACAGTCCCCGGTTCCACACTTGTTGGCGAGGCTGTTGGCAATTATGGATTCCGACAAATCAACGGAGGTATGCGTAAGCCTATTGATGCATTCCATTTGCATCGTAGTCGTGTAAATGGTGTTCGTATGTACAATTCTGCGTTTGAAGAAGATGTACAAAGTGAAATTATTCAACAGACGCTAGAACAACACAATATGTTTCCTGCCAAATCCTCTGATGCCAAGTACAACAGGGCCACGCCAGGTATGATAACTTACATTCATGGTTTGAACTTGATTGCCGGCCACGGTACCGAAATGAAAAAGTTTGATATAACCATTACTGATCTTGAATGGGCATTGAAATGGCATAACACCTACTACCCCAACGAAAAGGGAGTAGATGGCGGTTTTATTCTAGCATTCGGTCGATTACACGCCGCGGCTAGAGCCAGCAAGCCAGCAATCACTTTAGATGCCGCAACAGAAGCAGATTTGTTCAAATTGTTTCAAAGCGAATATGGTAGTCCAAAGAGCTTTCATAATTTCTGCCAACAACGTTGGAAATCGTTTACTGCTCGTAACAATATGCCCGAGTCTTGGAGCGACAGTTGCCTAACACCAATCTTGGTAATGGACTATATCAATTGGGGCGGACAATGTGCATTGCCTCAAGTGCCTCACATGACTACCTACGCAGGTATATAAATGATTGATGCCAAACAATATTATTTCTATTTGTGGCGTCATCGTTATGTTGACGATGCCACAGACGAAATTGTCACACGCACCTGCCTAGGCATAACCAGTAATCCTACATCAAGGATACAGGGATATGAAGGACATGTTGGTCACGTGGTGCAGTTCACAGGTCTATGGACCGGCACCGAACGTTTGATACGAGATCTCGAAGCCAGACTTAAAAGTGAGTTTTATGACTACCTGTTTGTTGGCACCGGAGATTTTAGATATGAATGGATCGACGAAAACATAGTACACGAAGATGTGCATAAGTGGGTAGAATGGGAAGTGGCTAATTCCTACATTGGTATTGAAAAAGTACTACCTAGCTGATGTAATACTCAAGTACTACTTTTTGACCCTGCCCAGTGCAGGGTTTTTCTTGTCCATAATTCCCCTTTTTGCTATAATATAGGCATACAAAGCAAAAAGGAGTTCAAGATGCGACACGTAGCCGGTTTTAGTAACAGCACCAAAATTC